AGGCATTTTTATTTCATTTAATAGCATATTTCCTTTATTACAAACTAGCTTCGGGTAATACTGATTTTCTTCGCAATGTTTCATAATGTATTGTTTATTATATTATATTTAAATTATTTAAAAATAAAATAATATGGCGGTCTAGTAAAAGTATATAATAAAAGGATTTAAAGTTATTAAAATAATATATTAAATTATAAGACTATGGTGTTAATGTACACTATTGCAGTTACTAAAGATAAAACAACCATTTATATGAAGGTGCCTTATGATTGTTTGTCATATAAGCAAAAAATGCATAATGGAATTGTTAAATTAAATATTAAAAAGCCTAGTGGCAGCATTATTGTGACTACCAACGAGTTAAAGAATAAAGAATAGAAAATAGAAAATAGAGAGATTGTTTAATATTTAATGTTTATATTTAATGTTTATATTTTAAATTGTTCAACTAAATCAACTAAAGAGCTATTTTTTGGAATTAATGGTTCAGCCTTTGCTTTTTCTGCTTTAGCTTTTATAGCCCTTAATTTATGTATTAACCAATTATGTGGATTATCCATTCTTGGATCAATTTGTAAAGTTTGTTGAATAACTTGCGACCTACAATGATTAGAGCAACACAAACAATCAAAACCGAAATATAATGTTGCATGTTCTGAAATAGTTTTATTGCAAAAATCACAAGTAAATATCATGCTTTTATAAAGCTATTTATTCTTTTAAAATAGCTTTATAAAATTATTTTATAAATGTTTAAAAAAAATGTTTAAAACATGTTTAAAATCTTTCATTTACAATCTCTCTAGCCTATATATCTAAACTTACAATATTTTTGTCACTCTTTTGCTTACGTTTAGATTTGCTAGGGATCTTACCACCCATTAAATCTTTCAAGTCATCGATGCTGATTGTACTTGATTCGTTATTTTTCGTTTCATTTACATCTATTTGCTTGGTCTTTAGCCCGCTCAATAATGACGCAATATTTTGGTTTGATTGAGGCACATTAGACGGCCCCTTCATTTCGGGGCGCTTTATGCGCTCTTCATCATATGGGTTGCCTTCATTGTTGCCCATGCTAAAACCCCGTGCTGCGTTAATATCGGGGCGATTTATTATATTCGGCATTCGCTGACTACGATCCGGTAATTTTGTTTCAATTGGTGCTGGCGGAGGACCTGAATTTACATTTGGAGGCATAGACGATCCGTACCCAGAATTAGACCCAAATCCAGGGTTAGATCCATTTCCATTATTAAATAGTCCATTCATAAACCCGCCTAGACCCGGCTTTGACTGCCCCATAGTATTAACAGCTGCCTGAGTAAATTGCTTCATCAATTCGGGATTTTGGCGCATAATATCATCCATACCAGGCATAGAAGATTTGAATAATGTATTTGACATATGAACCATCATAGCCGAACCGCCTAACTGAAATAATAATTTTAACTCAGGCGACATTTTAGCCTTTGACTTATATTTTTCATGTAATTCAGCAAATATATCATCATATTCGTCAATATTTTCATTTATTTGCTCACCCCAACCCTCTAATTTAATATCAAAAGGATCAAATTTGGTATTTAAAAATTCTAAACCGGTAATACAAGCCATCATCATTTTTGCTTGAAATTTAATAGCATTGGATTTCTCCTTTTCTGCAATAATTGTTTCATATTCTCCAATCATTTCATTTAAATTGGAGTCCATGTTGTAACGCTTACTTAACGAAACACCCTTCTTTTCTAAATCATCAAGCTTTCGCAAATATTTGAATTTTTCCTTTAATTCTTCTTCTTTTGTCAATTCGGGCTTTTGCTGTGTTTTATCCAAATTAACTGGAATATTATTAAATTTTCCGAAACCATCCCATGTTTTATTTTCATTCATGTTTGCTGTTGATTTTCCAAGATTGATGTTTTCAGTATCATTGTTTTTTGTTACCGGTTTTACTTGTGCTCCATCGCTTTTGGAACTACCAAATAAATCGCCAAATATTGATTTTTTTTGTGCGCTTCCTGTGTCTTGTTTATATTTTATTTCTTTATTTGTGCTGTTGCTTTCAATAGTTTTGTTTGTATCATTAGCTAATGAATTTGAATTTGTATTTGAATTTGAATTTGAATTTGTATTTGTTGTTTCAGAAAGCTCGTTTAATTCATTTTCCAAGTTTGTAATATCTTCAATATCAATAGATGAAGAGAATTTTTTGTCGCCTTTATTTTTTTCATTCATTAATAATTCTATACCTCCTCCAAAATTAGCAGATTTTCTTGTTGAACTAATTTCCTCAAAACGACTGTCCTCGTCTGGATCGCTAATTTTAAATTCAGGCAATACAATATCTTCAATATTTAGAAAATCTGGCTCAATTTCAACAATATTCATATAATCTATTATGTATTAAATAGAAGATTAATTTTTAAATACTCCGCAATATATATTATATAATTTTTAATATATATTATATAATTTTTTATATATATTATAGTTTATAGTTTTGTTAGTTTGTAAGACTATCTTGTTTATTATCTAAATAATATATTCCTTGAAGTAAACAATCGGCTAAATCATCTTTCTTTGAATGCTTAACAAAATAGGCAAGATCATACATCATATTTTTATTTTCCAATAATTGTTTACTATATAATATACTTAGTTTCTTTCTCTCGTTATATGAAACCTTTTTCTCTTTTTCTGCAGTCTTGTCCTTGTCCTTATTTATAAATGCTTTTAATTTATTTGTTGCCGAAATAAATGCTATATTATGATTATTACAATCAATAAAGTATTGGGCTACCATACCTTGTATACACTTCATTCTATTTGCAATAGGGCTTATTTGATTTTCTATAATAATTTGGTCAATGCTAGCAAGGTCATAGTTATTAAATAGCTCATTTAGTTCATTTTTCAAACTAATCCCCAAATCAATGAGATTTACATTGTTTGCATTTACATTTTCAATGGCCTCAAAACATGTGGATTTCAAGTAGTCTTCCAAACTACTTATTAATCTTGCTTTATTAATAGGTTTTTCAAGTTTTAAATCGCATTTTTCAACTAGTGCAGAGAGATTTGTTACCGATTGTTTATGCAAAGTTTTTACATTGCATAGTGGTAAGCTATATTCAGTTTTTTTGGTGTGATTTTTACAATAAAAAGTATCATTTTTATGAAAACATGCTTGTTTTGTGCATGTATTTGATGAGCAAGAAATAAACTTATTGCATAGGTTTATAACGTCCCATTTAATAATTTTAAAGTCTTGCGATCCATTAACAATACTATTTTTATCTAAATTAACATTAGTATTAGCATTAGCATTAGCATTAGCATTAGCATTAGTATTAGTAACTTCTAATATAACATACGCCAAATTTTTAATGCCAATATCAATACTTAAAACTTTCATATTAATAAATTAATTGTTATATTATTAATATAAATTATTTTGTGTTTAGTTTAAAATTAGTGTTACTTATATAATTTATAGTTTATGCTTTATATTGTTTTATTATTATTATTATTATTATGTTATAATGTTATTATTTATTTCAACGTTGCTAAACATATAGAATATTGTAGTCTAGTTAGCGTATAGCCAAATAGTATATATAAGAAAAGAATAATACTTGCAAATGTAATATAACCAGACTTTCCATTAACTACTGCAAACACTACACTGCCAAGACTTAATATAACTAACCCTAGAAAAAATAGTCCTACTACATAAAAATACAAACAAAAATTTTTACCTAATGGCGACATCAAACTATCAAAAAAATTCATTTTATAATAATAAAATATTATTTATAATATTATTATTATTATTTATAACATAATTTAATAATTCTTTATATTATAATATTATAATAATATAAAAAATAATGATCACTAATTTATTAGACTATTAACGTAATGACGCTATGCACATTGAGTAATATATTCTCATTACATAATACATAAAAATATTACTTAACACATTGATAAACATCATAAACAACACCAAACCAGATTTCTTATTTAAAAGTGCCATAACCATACCACCGGCGGCTATTAAAGCTAAAAATAAACTAAGTAATCCAAAAAAATAAAATAATGCACAATAATTTTTACCTAAAGGAGCCATCAAACCATCGAAAAAATTCATTTTATTATAATAATATAATATAATTTTTATTATAATAAAAATAAAACAAAAATAAAACTAAAATAAAACTAAAATAAAACTAAAATAAAACTAAAATAAAACTAAAATAAAACTAAAATAAAACTAAAATAAAACTAAAATAAAACTAAAATAAAAAAATATAAAATTAATTAGGTTTTAAAATATATTTGGTAACATGCTTTTGACTGTCTAGCTGCTGCCTACTCAAATACAACTCTTTTAAATCACTTGTTTCGTATCCATACGGCCTTATATTAGATAATGTGTGATCAAATATATATGGAGTATGTTTATTTATTTCTAAACTTGTTTTACTATAATATGGACATACACTGCATTCATTACATGAATTCAATTGATTGTTACTTATAATAGCCTCGGCATTAATTTGTAAATAATGCCTATAGTCTGTGTTAGTTTTAATATTTTTATTTCTTTTAAGCATTTCGTCGTTCAACACCGAAGAATAATAATTGCTAAATAATCGGCTGTCGTCCATTAAAGGAGGAAAATTCATAGCTATATTATTTGAGCCATTTGCACACAAACCATAACTCATATTATTATTATTATTATATATAATTAAAATTATTATTATTTATTTATTTATTTATTAAATTTATTATTATTAAAAAATTTAATTAATTGTTAATTATTTAATATATTAAATTACGCATTTTGTAAAATTTTTATTAAATCAGCCTTTTTTGTTTTCTGTGCTGTTTCATTATCTATTAAATTTCTTGTTACAGCAATCGTTTTTAAATCGTCTACTTTCATTTTTGAATAATTTTTCCTATGTGTGTTAGTATTATTAGAACTATTTGCGTCTACATTGGT